TGTGCCTGCTGGTGCAAACCATGGATAGCTAACTTGGTCACTTAGTGCAACTGTACGCAACATCATGTGCGAAGCTGGTACTACAACGTTGTTGCCAAAGTTGTCACTGCTAAAGCCTGCTGGATAAAATACACCTAAGTATTCATCACGGCTTACAAGTCCGTCATCGTTATCTTCTACTGCCGCGTTAACATTAGTTGCCCACTCATTTAATGAAGTTGCATCTGGTGCTAAACGCATCGGTGAGTCGCCTAAGATAAATGCTGTTAAGCCTCTATCAAAGTTCAAGCTAATCATTTCGCCAATTAGTTCTGGATAACCAGGTGTTGCCATTAAGTTAAACAAGCGTGATTCATCATCACGGATTTCGTCGTTATTATTAACAACTGCTTGTAACGCTTGAACAACAACTTTACGCTGTGCTTTGCGTCCAAAGCTACCCGCTCCGTCTGCTTGGTTGCCTGATTCAGTAACCCAACGATGTGGGTAGTATCCTGATTGCGGTGCAACGCCTGCAACGCCCATACGCAAGTTATCTGCTGATGTGTCTACATAGTTGCGCTCAAAACGCTTAACATTAAATCCACTTCTGCGTAAATTCCATAGCAACATGCCTTTTGGATATAGTGCAGGATCTGGTGCGTCTGCATCTAAGAAGTTACTAACACGTAGTTCTGCAATAGTAGCATCTGTTATAGTAGTTGTTGTTCCGCCTGTTGTACTCCAACGTGCATCAGCAAACAATATACCTTCTTCAGTAGTTTGATCACCTGTGTCAAGTGGTGCTCCCCATTTCTGAGCAACAGTTCCCGCAACGTCAATATTATAACGATATATTGTAGGATAGTTTTCTAAGTCTGCTGTCGATATCCATATGTCACCTGTTACTAATGCGCTGCCGTCTGATTGTACAATTGGCATAGATGCTGTAACTAGTGGACCTTGAGGATCAGCTGATGAATATGCTGTTGCGTCATTGTAGCCAACCCATGTTGTACCATTATGATACATAATATCAACTTCGTCGATTATTGAATTGTACCACAATTGACCTTGTGTTGCTAATGAGCTCGGTGCATTATCACTAGGTGTGTTTGTTAGTACACGCCAGTTAGTTGCTACATATTGTTTTGGAGTTGTAGCACTAGTAGTACCGTCTTCGAATGCTAAGTTAGGAGTACTTGCTGGAGCCGTTGCAGAAAAAGGAGTGAATCCAATACCTGTTAATAATCCGCCAGTATCAGTAAATTTAATTTCGCCGCCTGTTGCATGAGTAATTACAACTTTGTTTTGTGCATCAACTGTAGCACTTACATTTGTAACACCTGCTGATGTAATTGCACTTGCAATTAATTCTGCATCGCCACTTGCACTACCTGTTGTTGCAGGAACTGTTACAGTTACCGGAGTACTCATTGTTGCACTACCTTTAACACTTGCTGACATAGCAAATGCCCAGGTTGCAGCTGACGAATCGCCAGGCGCTATTGTTGTTATTGCTGCACTTTTAATAGACGTTGCGCCACTTACTTGTCTACGAAGAAGTGTAAATGTACCTAATGGTGATGCGTCTGCTGCAACATTTGTTTTAGTATATAGTTCACCAACAGCTATGTTTGTGCCGCCTGCTGTAATATCTAAACCATGAATTGCTGCGGCATTGTTACTGTATAACGGTGCTGCTTTTTCGTCCCATAATAGCGTTTCTGCATTCCACAATTTTACTTTTAAATTTGCACCACCGTTTGGAGCGGTTGTTTTCATCCAAACACTACCAGTTGGTTTGTTACTTATTTTGCCGCCTGTTGGTTGACCTGCATACGTGTCAGTAATTTTAAATTCTGGAACACTAGTATGTGGAGAAACTTGAACAGCTGGAGGATTATAAGTTCCTTCTAATAATCCTAATGCTGTTAGTTTATCAGGATTACCATTAGGATCAACAACAACTGTACTTGTTCCGTCGCAATAAATTTCAAGATATCCATCTATGGCCGATGCTGTAATGCCTGCGCTACCTAACGCACTAGTTATTGCCGATGCTACATCTGTGATTGTGTTTGCCCCAACCGAAATAGACGTTCCGTTAATATCAATATCTGCTGCTGGAGACGCTAGTGTAGGGTTAGCTACTGTACTCTTAACTGTTGGCCAACTTGCTTTCCAAGCCGAGCTTCCAACTTCTACCCAAGCACCTAAATAATTTTTGTACCAAGTGTGGTTAACCGTAGTAACTGCAACAATTATATAATCGCCAATTGCTCCTGTACTTGCTAGTGGAGTATAGTCAGCACTATCATAATCTACTACGCCATCAACAGTAGTAATAACAGCTGGAGTTTTATTAACAAATGTTTGGCCACCGGCAACAGTAACAGCGGCACCATTCCACTGTTGAATACCGTAATTTGAATTTTCTGTGTCGAACCAATATGTTCCAGCTAGCGGATTTGCGCTTGGAGCTGTTGCTGTTGGCGTTAATTCACCTAAGTCGATATCTGCACGTACAACCCATGCTCTGTTACTAACACCTAGTAAACTATATGCTGCTTGTAACCCATATTCATTAAGCTCTCCGGCATGAATTGGATTGTTGTTGCTATCAATCTGGAATAGCGGATCGCCAAATGTATCTGCTAAATCTCGCTGCGAAGTAAGTAAGTAAGGCTTACCTGCATTAGCTTTTATTGTTCCTTGTGCGGTTCCTGTTCCAGCTGCGTTAGTCTTATTACTTGCAGATGCAACAAATACCATTGGTACTGTACCTGGTTCAGCTGGAGTGTAAAAACTCTCGTCGATTACGCTAACCTGTACTCCTGGTGATGTCAATGCCATATCGTTTTCTCCTATTGGATTGTTATTGCTAGTATTTAGCATACTACAATGAATTTATGGTAGTTATAGTGCCATAAAAGGGGCCGAAAAGGTGAGGTAAATACAATATGAGACCATTATGCAAGTGCGGCCAGCGTCCTGCGGCTATAAACTATAAAAAAGAGGGCAAAGTTTATTATCGTAAACTATGCGAACGCTGTTTACGTAATGGGGTTAGCCACGGAGTACCTAAATGGAAACAACGTGGCTATGTCAAGAAAGACTTTTGTGAGAAGTGCAATTTTAAAAGTAAACACATTGAGCAATTCAATGTGTTTCACATAGATGGAGATCTAAATAATTGCAGTCCTATGAACTTAAAAACTATCTGTGCAAACTGTCAACGTACTCTACAAAAAGAAGGAGTGCGGTGGAAACAGGGAGACTTAGTTCCTGACTTCTAAGTAACTCATTAATTGATCTAAATTAAACTTTAAGTCTTCCAGTGTACCGTTGTTGTCAATTGTAAAGTTAGCCATCCATTGTTCTAAACTCATCGAGTCTTTAGATTCGACCTCTAAGTGCATACTGCGATCAACCCAAATACAGTAATCAAATACACCAGTATTTTGCATTGCAAAGAATTCACGCTTGTTGCGCAGCCCACAATAAATATCATAGGCTTCAAACATCTCTCTACCTAAAGTCGCTGCATCAGGTACATTATAATCGCAGATAGCATTATACCATTCTGCTCTGTGATTATGCCTATCAGCGTAACACTCTTCCTCATTAGCATATCCATACTTGTCCTTTAGATCATTGTATATAAATTGTTTACTGCAAAACTTGCTGCTGCTTTCAAAAGTATATCCATAGCAGTCACGAAGCATTTCGCACACAGTATCTTTGCCATGGCGGCCATGCCCTATTACTAGTAACTTGGGTTTACTCATATGAATCTCCTAACATTTAAATATATTATACATTAAAAGCTAGGTAGTGTCAACCGTTAATCGTAGTGACCGCCTAGTACAGCAACACGGTTTATATCATTTTGATAAACTTGTTCTTCACGTTCTGCATACGCTTGATCAAAGCCTTGTTCGTGGATATACATTTCGTTATTACCCCAAAGTCTTTTAAAATATGAATTGTAGGTTTTTTCGACATCTTCATCGGACCAACTTATATCAATAAGTTTTCCTTTGATTATCCAATTAAGTCTATTGGCTTCTTTACGCACATATGGTGAACACATTAGCTTCTCCTTGTTACATACTGTATTTACAATATAACAAGATGTTGGCGCTAACGTTGGTGGTTTTAAGTCATTGAAATCATTAGATTATTTTCTTCAATGATTTCAATAAGTTAGCCAATTGAAAAACTATAACCTGTGCCGCCGGCCATAGCCATTGCTACTTCATTTTCAAGTTTTTCTATTTCTTGTTGTGCTTCAGATTTTAAACTAGACCCATTCAAACTTGTGCCGCCTTGTGGTCCTGCAATAGTAGCAAATTTTTCTCTTGCTTCGCCTAGCATATATTTGCAAGTTGCAAGAGTATAATCTTTAATCCATTGTTCTGACATATAATCACTTAACAATTGCTCATCTGGACGATAATTATACGCCATTAACATAATTGTCTCTTCTGACCTTGGTCGTTGTAACAATGTAAGTTTTTTTGTACTAGCATTCCAAGTAAACTCAATAAATCCACCAAACATTCTGCCAACAAGTTCTTGATATTGACTAAACATATCATATGTTGCTAGTCCTCCCATGTTACTACTTGATAGTAAGTATGCGTTTGTGTATGCTAAACTAAACGGATCAAATAAACTGCCGCCGCCATTCGCGCTACTAGTATAAAGACTAACATTAACTATGTCGTTTAAATTTAAGGGAGTAGAAAATATAATACTACGTGTGCCGTTGTCCGTAGTATATGCAGTTGTTGCAACGTTATTTACATTCACTACAATTGTATTGACTGCGCTAATATTATAGTTTATATTAAACATTGCTTGTGATGCAGCAGCAGTAAACGATTGAGTAAATATCGGGCCGCCTGATGCTGATGTACTTGGGCGTGATCCAATACTTCTACGAAAAATCTGGCGAACTTCTATAACTTCATTTCCTAAAATATATTCATTTTGATCTGGAACTGTCTTTAAAAACAGATAACTTTCTTCAACTGAGTTATCACTCCGCTGTCTAAATCTAGACAGTGCTTTTTTTAATGCAGTTTCGTAATGAATAGGATCGAGTTCAACGTCAACCATACCCCCGCCTAGCAGCGTGTTTACATAATCATATACTTCTTGTTTTGTAGTTGTCATTATAAAGTGTCTCCATTAGTATTTATCGTTACTGTCCAAAGACGCTAAATATGTATATGCCAAGATTAAGTTTATACAAACCGCAAAAAGGTAACGATTATCACTTTATAGACAAACAAGTCTATGAGATGTTTACAGTTGGCGGCACAGACATTAACATACACAAGTTCCTAGGAGCAGAGAATCCTAGTGACGCAGACGCAACAGCTGATCAACCTCAATACGATGCTGTTAAGGAAACAAACATACAAGATTTGTTATTCCTTGAAAACAGAGATCGCAAGTATGATCCGGATGTATACACAATGCGTGGAATATATAATGTTCAAGATCTCGACTTTAATTTAAGTCAGTTTGGATTGTTCCTAAGTAATGACACACTGATGCTAACAATACATATTAATAGTAGTGTTAAAACAATCGGACGAAAAATTATAGCGGGCGATGTAGTTGAATTGCCTCATTTAAAGGATGAGTACGCACTAAATGATTATAGTGTTGCACTTAAACGTTTTTACGTAGTAGAAGATGTTAATCGTGCAGCAGAAGGATTTAGTCAAACTTGGTATCCGCATTTATATCGTTTAAAACTTAAACAAATATATGACGGTCAAGAATTTAAAGAAATACTCGACTTGCCTGCAGAAGAAGATGCGCCAGGTGGGAATACACTTCGTGACTTGCTTTCAACATACGATAAAGAAATGCAAATTAACAATGCCGTAGTTGCACAAGCAGAATCAGATGCTCCTAAAAGCGGTTATAACACAAGTCATTATTTTAGTTTACAACTAGATGCAAACGGAAATACCGAATTAGTAGATACCAACAGCGACGATGTGCCAGACACTATGCAAACTCCAGACCGCGAAGGTTATAACGGTTATTTATTAGGAGACGGAATTCCAACTAATGGCGAAGTATTTGGATTTGGTATTGCATTTGCGCCAGGTCCAGAAACAGGTGATTTCTTTTTACGTACAGATTTTTCACCAAATAGATTATTTAGATATGACGGCGCACGATGGGTAAAGCAAAAAGATAATGTAAGAATGACATTAACAAATACAAATACCCGTGCAACACAAAAAGGTACATTTGTTAACAATAGCAATACTAATACAATTGGTGGTGTTACAACAACAGAACGTCAAAGTTTGTCCCAAGCACTTAAACCAAAGGCAGATAATTAATGCAATATAAAGATATAAAATTAGTAGAAACCGCCAAGCCTTTGATGTTATGTAGGACACTAAAACGTGCTGCACGTGAACAACGTCCGAACGGATTAAAACTTGCACGAACTGCAATGGAAAAATATCTATTAGATTTTCCTGAAGATCGCGAATATTTAGAGAATTGTTTTGCCGGTGCCGGTAGTGCCGGAACAGCGACTACAGGTGACGGTCCAGGTGCCGGAATAGAAGGACCGGGTATTGCTGCTGGTGGTACTGGAGACGGAGTTGCATCAGGCAAGGACGGCGACGATCTAGGTAACAACGATGACGGCAACGGAAGAAGTGATCAGGATTCTAATTCAGACTCTACTGCTGCCGGGGACGGTGATGCAGATAATAGCGGAACAACCGACGGTAATGCAGATAACGCAACTGCTTTAAAGGCAAGTGCTGACGAATTAGAGCGGTTGTTAAATGCAGAAGATTGGCAAGGTGCCAAAGACCTTATTGATGGTGATCCTAAATTACAAGAATTAGTTCCTGACAATATTATAACAGACTTAGATGCAGTTATAAAAGCAGAAGCTGAGGCTGTAGAATCAGACAGATTAGCAGACGAAGCAGAAAAAGCAAAAGAAGAAGCCGAAGCAAGAGCTGAACAAGATAGAGCAGATCAAGAGGCTAAAAATGCTGTAGAGGCTGCTGCTGAGGAACAACGATTAGCTGACGAGGAACAACGATTAGCTGACGAGGCTAGACAAAAACGAATAGATGCAGCACAAGCTGAGGCTGCCAGAATAGAAGCACAGCAGATTGCCGACGCTGCAGAAGATAAACGTCTTGCTGACAAAGCAGAAGCTGATAGAAAAGCAGCTAAAAAACTAGAAGATGAAAAACAACGTATAGCCGATGAAGCAGAAGATGCTCGAGAAAAAGCAGCCGAAGAGCCAGCACCTGCTCCTTCAATTGAGCCAGTTGTGCCAGCACCGTCAGGGCCTGGGGTAGATATTCCATTAATACCATGGAATGTGGAGGAATAATGAGATATAAAGATATAAAAAAAATAATAGTACGTGAAGAAAATAAAGAGTTACCTACAAAAGATGCATATATTGTCCTAGTACGGTTTACAGATGATTCACAAATACGTATTGGTCCTATTCCGGTAGATGTTCTTACAAGTACTGATTTTAGAGAAAAATTAATAGCTAGACTCAAACTATCGTATAATGAATTAATTGTTTCAAGGTTTTACATTGAAGGTGAGCCAGGTTCTAAATACCCGTTTGATGTATTAAAGAGAGACGAAATTGCCGATCCTGACGATGTCGATGCTGTACCAGATTTTAGTGACGACAATAGTGACACATCAGATATTGGCGAAATTGAGCCTCAAGACGGTGACGCAACTTCCAGCGATGACGACAAACAAGAATTTCCTGTACAAACTGGATCTTTTGTTGCAACAACAGCTGATCAAGCTGAACGGCACAACGCCTGGGCCGATAGAGTTGATAAGGATCGAGATAATAAACACGACGAAACTGGCAAAGAAGTAACGCGAATGAACGATCAGGGCAAGCTTGTAGATGCTGACGGCAATATATTAGATACTCCGTATAATAACATCAATATTCCGACGTATGACCCTAGTGAGTTTGGCGGAGGTAGCGAAGGTGAAGAAGGTGAAGGCGGTGAAGAAGGCATTGAAGGTACTTCGGAAATTGTATCTGATTTGTTTGATGCAATGCGCGGACTCGGAACCGGCGAAACTAAATTAATTAATGCACTAAAGCAAATTAAATCATCAGTTCATTTAAATCAAGTAATAAAGATGTACCGAGAAACACATAATAGTAGTATGCCTAATGATATAATAAATGAATTTTTCTATGACCTAGGAAAAAATACACCAAATGTTATAAAAGAAGTTAACGAAATAATGGTTCCGTTAGGTTGGAAATTAATAGGTATGCGATTCTCGACCCTTAGATGGGAAAAAGTAGGTAACGAATAATGCAACATTTTTATGATGGCCAAATACGCAGATACATAACACAAATGGTACGTCTAATGAGTAACTTTAGTTACAAAGACGGCAAAGGAGCTCTTACACAGATTCCAGTAATGTATGGCGATTTGACTCGTCAAGTTGCAAATATTATTAGAGAAAATAGTGAAAATAAAATTCCAAGTGCACCTAGGATGGCAGTATACATAACTGGTCTTGAACTTGACGCGGCACGACTAAGCGATAGTAGTTATATTAACAAAGTTAATATTAGAGAACGTGCATACGATGCTGACGGTAACGAATATTTAAACACCGAAGGTAAAAACTATACAGTTGAAAGACTAATGCCTACTCCGTACACATTAAATGTCAATGTTGATATCTGGAGTTCAAACACTGATCAAAAATTACAAATTCTAGAACAAATATTAATGTTGTTTAACCCAAGTTTAGAAATACAAACAACTGATAATTATATTGACTGGACTAGTTTAAGTGTAGTGCATCAAACAGGTATTACTTTTAGTAGTAGGTCTATTCCTACTGGAACTGAAAGTGATATTGACATTGCTACAATTTCGTTTACTACTCCAATATATATTAGTCCACCTGTTAAAGTTAAACGATTAGGTGTAATTACCCAAGTTATACAAAGTATATTCAATGAAAGTCAAGGCACAATTGATTTAGACTTATCAAGAGCAGGCAGGTATTCATCAGATACTCCACAAGCCGACATTACAACTAAGATAGAATCTGTTGATAATTTTGGTAATATTACCGGAATCGAAGAACAAAATACAAACAAAGATACAAGTATCACTAGTGTTGATACTCCGATAGTTACTTCACACGATAATTATGGCCTATTAGTAATGGGCACAACTGCTAAACTAGTACATAAAGGTGTAGTTGGTTCAGAAACATGGACAGGTTATTTAAAATCAATGCCGTTTGAATTTAGTTCAGGTGTTACTGAATTAAGATTATCTAGGGAAGATTTAACAAATGATATTGTAGGCACTGTTGTAGTTAATTCAATTGATCCTTACGAATTAGCAATTGTTTGGGACACTGACACAATGCCTGCAGATACAATCATGCACGGTCCTAATGGTGATAGAAATAAAATTGATTATATTATTAATCCTTATAAAACTAACCCTACTGATTTAAAATCAAGCAATCCGCGCATACTAATACTAGACAGTATAAATGATGGCGCAAGTGTGCAAGATTCGTCATATGACGGTCCTGATGCTTGGAAAAATACTGATGGCACTGATTTTGTAGCAAGTGTTAATGACATCATTGAATGGGACGGTACTAATTGGAGTATAGTATTTGATGCTAGCACTGATGATAGTACTATTGTTTACACATCTAATCTTAATACAGGTAAACAATACAAATATGAAAACAATGAATGGGTACTAGCATACGATGGTGAGTATCCAAGAGGCACCTGGAGATTAGCATACTAAGATAATTATTAGTATGAAGGAAACAAATATTATTTGTAGTGGTGCTATTGTCTATGCCCAAAGTACT